AACGACTTGCGTCGAGCTGGGATGTTCTTTTTGATCTTCATGTTCTTGTCGCCGAAGTTTACCTTCTTGGCTTTACCATCGCCGTCAAGATCGACATAGACCTTTGACTTCTTAACATCACCTTGCATAGGCTTATTAAGTGGTACCTTCTTGCCTTGATATGTAGCTTCTTCTAAGAACTCTTTGAATCTAAGCATCACTTACCATCCGATGGGTTGTCGCCGCTATGGACGATGACTTTGTTTCTTTTACGCATTACCGTCTTAGCTGGAATCGTATTACCGTATTCGTCCTTGTGCGCAGGTACGACAACAGGTTCTTTATCGCCTGACTTTACTTCTTCATCTACTAGCTCTTCTTGTGGCATAACAGATGGGTGATATGCAAAGCCGCCTTGGGCTTTAATACCTAGATCAGCCGCAGTCATAGTTACACCGATACCTGCACCGTAAGCAATTTTAAAGCTTTCGTCTAGCGATTCTTTCATAACTGGTGAGTGGCCCTTATAGTCGCGAATCATACCATCCGCATCCCATTGAGAGCAGCACATACGCTCTGTTACCCAGTCGTTAATCTCTTTATGATCGCAGAAGCCTTTTACCTTAACGTTATGATCTTCGCCAGGTAGGGTGCCTAGATCGATACGCTTTGACATAGCGATATATTCGTCGTTAGGAGCCTTTAGACCGCCGTTCTTGTTCAGCTCTTCTTTGGTAACAGGCTTTTCTGAGTCTTTCTTCCACCATGAGCAGTTACGACAGTTGGTACCTTCAACCTTCTCTACTGACTCGTTGTGATGCATATTCAGCATCCAATGAGCTAGTTGCTTCTTACGAGGTGATGCTGAGTCAGAAGAACGAATCTTTCTTAGCTCAGCAGCCGACTTACCTTTAAGTCCATGACGAGCAGCGTCACCTGGCTTACCAGGGCCTTTGCCGTTCATAAAGTTTTCAAAAGCAACATCCTCTGGTACACAGTTAGGAACAGTCTTACCGTTCTTCTTCTTTGTGCCTACTGGCTTGTAATTATCCCAGCAAGGATTGTCCTTAGGGTCTTTTAGACCTTCGTCGATGATCTTTTTTTCGATCTCTGATTGCTTACCGTGCTCTGTATGAGGTGGCTTGCGATCGACCTTTTCGATCTTCTTTCTAGCTTCAGAAGCTTTCGTGAATGCTTCATCAATACCGGCGTGCTTCTTAGCCATAGCCATACCACCTTCGGTATCGCGCCAGTCCTTTCTCTTACCCCACTTATTAAGTGACTTAAGAGCAGTAGAACCATCTGGGCGGGTATAACGAGTTACGCTTGGCTTACCAGGTGCACGACCTTCTACGAGCTGATACAGATCATAGTCTTCGTTCATAGCAGACTTACCGCCGTTGCAGAATGCATTAACGCGGTTAAAAGCTGCTTGGTGATCGCCGACCGTATCTAGAAGGCCACGCATAAAGACCTGCTCTAGAAGTTCGTAATCGATCTCATACTTCTCGCTCTTCTTTTCTAGAGCTTGAATTTCTTTTTCAGTAATAACGCGTGTTGTGACAGCATTAACCATTTCGTTAATGATATCGTCAAGTGCACGTGGTTGTACCTTAGAGTGATGCTGCTCAAAGAGAGAGTTAAGCTCTTCGTTAACCTTCGGAGCCGGTGTCTTCTGGCTATGTAGATAGGTTTTAAGACGCTGGAACTCAGCAGCCTTAACTCTAGGGAAGATACGTGCAGCGATCTTGCCGATAGCTTTCTTACGCTTCTCTACAGCCTTGTCTACCTGAATCTTCTCAGATGGAGATAGCTTTTCATAATCCATACCACGCTTACCAGCTACACGACGGCGAATAAGCTCAATAGCTTGTTCACGAGCACGCTTCTTAAGGCGCTGTGTAGGTGCTAGTCTTTTCTTAGCTAGCTCGCGAGCTCTTTCGATCTTTGTCTGATATTTGCGCATAACAAGAGCACGCTTACGACGCTGCTCGATTGATAGCGCTTCGCCTAATAGCTCGTCTGCTTCTAGTTCTTCTTGTAGCTTCATGCCATGACGAATCAGATCGTACACTTCCTTAGCGCGCGATCTGAGTTTAGCTGGAAGGCCAGACTTAAATTGTTGTGCATCCTTATCGATAACAGCCTGACGCATCTTCGAAGCGGACATACCTTCAACGCCTTCTGCGTCAGGGTCACGCTGACCTGCGGATACAACCTTGATAGAATCGAAGTTATATTCTTTGCCGTTATACTTGTTAAGAAGCTCTGTGAATTCTTTTACGCGGTCATCACCCACAACGACAGTAGCCGTCTTGAACTTCGATTCAAGCGACTTGAGAATTTCCATCAGTGTGCGAGCTGGCGAATCCTGCACAATGTTACCGAACGCAATCTTAGCGAAGCGAACTTTATCTTTGTGCTCGAGAGGATTCTTCTTCTTATCCTGTGAGTGAGACAGGAAGATCATCGGCGTAGCTTTTTCTTGGTGAGCTACCGATACAAGCTTTTGTGCTAGCTTTTCGTGACCGACTGTGGGAGGGTTCATGCGGCCAAAGGTAAGGACCACGCCTCCACGAGATTGCTCATTAACCTGCTTCTTATTGAGCTGAGGATTTATGTCGATTGGATTAAGAGGCTGACCGGTGAGGGAACGACCGCCTTTTACGACTACAGGTTTTGTTTTAACGTCTTTTTTATTCTTATCCATCTGAGTTTCCCTAGGGCTTATCAGGTTCAATCTCGTGGGTCTGGCGAAGCCCTTACCACGTGTCTATTTATAAGACTGGCAATGTTAGCGAGAAATTTCTTCCCAGTCAAACGAAGCATAAACATCGGCTCCGCTTGTATCTGCCGCAACGACAAGGGATAGCTCATAGGGAGTACCTGTCAGACCGTTTCTTTCCATCTGAAACTTGAATAGAGCTTCTTTAAGAAGATTAACGGGTGTAGATCCTTGGTTTGATCCATTTGTATATCCAGATGCAACAACACGCCCTCCGGAGATAGAAGTAGCTGTTGTATTATATTCGACTGCTGAATCAGAGCTTACGTTACTCCAGGTGCCACCTGTTGTTGTGCCACTCTGAACAATACTCCACTTGTAATTCGCGTTGTTCGTGATAGCTAGAATAGACATAGCAGTTAGAATTACAATAGCATCTAATGCTGTTGATTTGAGTCTAAGTGAAAGAACTGGATAGTTTGTGCCGTTCGTTGTAAGATCTCTAGGAGACCCAATAGTGTGACCAGCTGACTGCTGCAATCCTCGTAGTTCGTATCCACCTTCAGAGATAACAGATGAACAAACTTGCTTCATAGTCGAAGCACTAGCAGTTGTATCAGTATTCTTAATCTCGTAACGAAGTGGTAACGAAGCTGTTGTGATGTATGTGGATGTAATATAATTAGCATGGTGAAACGTATGACAGTGGATCAACTTACCGTCGATAACAAAACCACAACGAACAGAACCAAGACCAAGCCACTCTACATCCATCCAGAAGATCTGAGCCTTCGAGAGATCGAGCTCAATATTAGACGGACACGGGCCTAGGCCTTGGCCCGGTAAGTTAACAGTAGGACCTTGTAGTGTATCATTACTCCAGTCAGCTTGTGCAACACGTGTTTCTACAGCGGATCCGGTTACATACGATCTTTGTACAAAGTATGCGTTAGTACCATCGATCTCAAAATAAATCCCGTTTTGATCACCAAAATAACCTACACGCTGACGTAGGTTGTCTTTCGGTGTCGCTGGTATAATCGTATTTAATACAAAGAGAGACTTACCAGGCTGATACGAAAATACCTTAGTAGTCTCTCTAATAATTTCAGCATTAGCAGTCGTTGGTAGGTTTAAGTTAATAAGACCCTCATTGGCGCTAAAAGTATATGTCGTACCAGCAGTATTAGATGTTGACCACAACCCGTTATCTTTATAGCGATGTGATGAATCAAACAACGTAAGAGGTACAGACATACGAGCACGTCCGAACGCATCGACAGCCACGCCAGATGGGTTAGCAGGTCCTACTAGATTACCGTAGGGATCTGCAAGCATAACAGCTTCGAAAAGCGTTACGTTATGTGGTTGCTTCCACTCGTGTGAATCGATGCGCCATTGTGCCATTAGACTACCTTATAAAGTGTATCTGCTTTAGATTGACCAACAGCTTGATAGCCGAACTGCTGTAGGAATTCTAGAATCTGATTATTACCGTTCTCGCATTGAATAACAGGCTTACAACGCTTGATAGTCTCTACAGCACCCTTAAGCGCGTGAATCTCATAACCTTCCAGATCAAGCTGGAACAAGCCACAAGTTGGTAGATTGAGCGAGTCGATTGTAATCATCGGCACGTGGCAATTGCCTTCAGTAGAAACAGTATGTGTGCCAGCATTCGTAAGTGAGCCGCGTTGAACTCTTACTAGACCACCTTCAGCGCCAAGCGCCGCATTCATAGGATAAATGTTTTCGGTGCAGCAGTTAGTAACCAGACAGTAGAAGTTAAGCGGGTCTGGCTCAAATGTATAAACGTGCTGGAACATCTTAGATAGAACGCGAGGATACATCCCCTGGTTACCACCAGCTTGAATGCATGCTGACCAGTCAGTTACTAGATCTTCAATTGCGCCTTTATGTGACGATTCCCAGTCATGCTTTGGGCCATCCCAAGCGCCGTTATCTTCTGCGATCCAAATCCAAGGACCTTCGCCATCGACGAGCTCGTCTCGGATTCGAAGTATACTACCATATTCATTCATTTTTGCCAGCCTTTAATAATATCAGGGGAAAAGTTTGCACGGCTGAATTCCATTCTATCAATAAGCTTAACAGCGCTACCGATATGATCGATAGCTACATAGCCTTCAGGAGAAGTAACTCGGTAACCGTCAGCGGTACGTAGGAACGTTCCCAACGCACTCACTTTATTTAGCTTGTTAACAATCATATGCTTTGCATCAACAAGCAGATTCATAAGCACGAAGATCTTAGCGATGTCGGCTTTCGAATGTCTTGTAAAGTAGCTAAGAAGAGCTTTCTGCTTTTCCTTACCCTTAGCTTTACCAGCCTCGGTCTTCTTCGAATCGATATCTTTCTGGTAGTAGGCGTGAATATAATTCATCAGACCCACTACGTGCTGCGATGGATTTGTAATCTTCTCACCAGCACGAATCTTAGTGTTATTGAATGTCTTTACACGCAATAGCAGCTCTTCATTATCAGAGATGTCGTTCATAACAGCGGCAGGAATAGAGTTGAACAGCTTACCTACCTGAGAAAGAATAGCTGTAATCTGCTTTGTCTCATCAGCTGTAAACGTAGCAGCACCCGTCACATCCTTGAAGGTAGCATCGGTGTGCCATACTGTAGAAATGTTTTTCAACTTTGACGAAATATCTTCACCAAAAGTAGCTTTCATCGTTTCGAACGATTCGCCACGATAAACAGTATGCCATACAACACCGATCTTAGTACGAAGGATCTGCTTAGCTAGCTTAGAATTAACCGGTACAGTATACACAATCGTGTTAGGTTGGAATGAGATATACTCTTCACCGTCGATTTCAACGTGCTTAACTGTATCGCTGGTATAAAGAAGATCGCCTTGAATGACATCCTTAATACCCAGATCAGCAAAATACTTAAGAGCGGTTTTAAGCTTGACTGCTAGATCGCCAGACGTATCTGCATCTACGTCAGCGGGTGTCTTATATACCTTAGGGTTCTTATTGAAGATACCCTTCTTAGCAACAAAGAATTTACCGTCAGAAGGATCGGTACCACAGAAGATAGCAGGTGCACCGTCCCACTTTACCGTGATATTAAATGCACGCTTTGACTTACCAGCCAGCATATCGCGCACACCGCGAATGTAATCGATAGCAAAACGCGTACCTTCAACGCCACCGTTAAGCACCACGTCTTCGAGATGCTCCATGTGAGTATTCTTTTGTTCGTTAAGGAACGACTTAAACTTCATTTAACCCTCTTGATCGAACCGTCATGTTCGACGAAATATGCTTCGAACTTAACGCCTGGATATTCGGACTGCAGATCCAGAAAAGCGCGAAGGTTTGACATAGCGTCGTCAAAGAGACGAGTTTTGGTATAGTTCTTCGTATTTAGATACTTGCGAAAAACAACCTTCTTATTCTCAGCAGACGAGCCGAGACCAAAGTTACCAGCGCGTTCGACGTGCATCGAATCTACTGGCAAACCATGATCACGGAACGTTTGCAAAAACATATTCTTATCGTCGAAGTCTGCACGAGCAGTACAGATAATAATACGTGAGTGAGGGTTGCGGATGTTACGAAAGATAGCCTTAGCCTTTTCGATCATCCTTACAACAGGAGTAGACGTTTCACGGAAGATCTTAGCAGAGCGAAACTCACCGAAATCGAACTCTTCACCATCTTTGAGCTTATAGGTATTGAACTGCTGATTATCGAGCTCACGAATCTTCTTACCATCCTTCATAACCTTGATCATAGCCTTGGTATGAAAGAGCGTCTCATCGATATCAAAGATCGTGAGAGTACCTGAGCCGATAAATTCCTTAAAACGTTTTCTTTCCATATTCTTCTTATATCTTATCTTGAAGAAAAAAGCAACTGTTAAAGTTTGATTCTTGGTTTTACCGTACCGGCGGTTACACGTTCAAGAGAGATATCGCTCTTCTTAACTTTCTTAATCGACTCGATACGCCCGCGTGTCTGGTTGTTGTTGTTATTATTAATAAAAATAATCTCATGCCCAGAGAAGTACTTTGCAGCTGCATCAACGAAAGATTTCTCGATCGCCGCATACGTTTCAGGCTCGAGCTTCCTAATTTTATCAATAGCTTCTTTACCGATCTCCGTCGGTTTTGATATAGCTATTTTATGCTTTTTGCAAAGCTCAGCTAGCTTAGACATAATATCATAGACCGGTACAGTGCCACCTAGCTTGAAGTTTGAAGCGTACCCATCAGTAGAAATAGTCGCAGCCTTGACTTCATACGTACGCCCGTTAGCAATAATCAGATCTTCGCCGGCACTCGAACCACCGCCTAGCCGGGCAGTGTTAACGAGGAAGTATAGAGTTGCTTCACCTGGACCCACACCTTTAAGTTCATAGCTATGCAGCTTAAAGAATAGCTCTCGATTCTCGCGGCGGAGCTCCTCAATAAGAGCGTTAAGGCGATTCATATTGATATCGTTAACAGTCTTACTTAGGTCGAAGTTAGGGAAGAAATGTTTATTAAAGAGATGCTGGATCTCTTTCTTGTACGTTGTTTTTGTAAAGTCAACCGCTGAAATGTTAAATCTCGTTACACGCTCTGCTTCACGTATAAATTTTAGGTCTAAATCTTGCATAAGGAATCTCCATAAGCGTATTTATCAGACACAAAGAGCCCCGCCGAAGCGGGGCTCATATACTACTAATTTGTATTAAGAATTAGCCATACTTCTTATTGTGGTCATGCACAAGCTTCATGAGCTTCTTGTCGTGCTGAGCCTTTGGATGAATGGTGAATCCTGATGGGTGAGCTGTGTGTCTGTCGTCACCCATCTCGTAGTGTGCGGTCACGTGAGGGTTCTTAGTCTCTGGACCTTCATCATCGTGATGAATGGTGTGACCAGCTGCCTTGATGTGGGCATGAATCTTGTTGATAGACTTCTGGCTACCTTCTGAGTCACCATCGAAGTGAGCCTCGACATCCTTTGCCTCAGTAAGATCAATAGCGCGGAACCCAGCGGTACGTTCACTGCGAGCCTGTTCTGCAAGGTATTTGGTATAACGTTCGACCGACATTTTATTCTCCGTAAAGGGGCGTGTAACTTATTGCGTATTTATAATACCCAGTAAGGCACATCTCTCTTCTTCCAGGAATGCAAGTTCGCCTTACCATGCTTATAGTAATTGCGGTAGTTTACGACAGGGTCATCGCTTATGATATACTCATCAGCCATCGCACACTTAGGCTTAGTCCAGTCCCATTCCTTGAGAGCGAGCGGAGGAGACTGAATCTCATAACCCAGCTTTACAAGGGTTGCGTGCTTTTTACCGTACCGATGAGTATACTCGTCACCGAGAGCAAATAGGTGATCAACGAGCCAATTATAGTTACTAACGGACTCACGTACCCACACAGCAGAAGGATGATTAATATGAGTGGCATTATAGAGAACGTCGTTGCGACGATCACCCAGCACCCAAACTTTTTTGCGTCGTGTTCGACCATTCTTTTCAAGCTCCAGCTGTACTTCTTGACCGTCCAGCAGACGATGAGCGGTTGATAGAAGCTGTGCCGTCTCGACAATCATCTTGACGACATGGCGATCTACCATCCACTCAGCGCACTGCCTAGGATCCTCATCGAGAAAGAAGATATTCACAGACCTGCTTTCTTAACGAGATCCTTATACCCGCGCCACGAAGGGTGGATATGATCCGGCTGTACGAATTCGGTCTTAATAACGGTATCTTGATGCTCGCTAGCGATCTGCTGAACTACCGCATTGACCTTAGGCTTACAGAAGCCTTTATTGCACGGTGGCATAACCCAGACTACCTTCATAGAACGAATACGATGGCGAATCTTATTCAGCTCTTTGTAGGTATTAACTCCGGCGTGGTCGTTAGTGCCAAGGCTAATAACAACCTTCTTAGCTTCGAGAGGAGTACGCCCCCACTTCTTGTTCCACTGCCAGGTATTCCACCCGCCCTTTGAATATGATACACATTCAACAGGAGCAAACATCTTCGTACCAACAGCGATACTATCGCCCATAATCAAACATTCAAGCATTTGTCACTTCCTGATAGGATTAGGATTCAAGACCCAGCTCCTTGAGCTGATCAGGCGTCGCATACCACTTCAGCAGAAGTTCTAGAGCATCAATATGCTTCTGAATCTCGATATCGTCTTGTTCTTGATCGTTCCAAGCAAATACCCATGCACCGGCTCCAAGATCATTCTTGAGAGAGGTCCACGTATGGATCATTTCCTGAACGAGGATACGATCAGCGATCTCTGCATCAATATCAATTGTAATCTTACTCATACCTGAATTCCTGTTACTTGCTTAAGATACTGCTTCGCGACCATGTCGCTTGTCTCAGTTATAGCTACAATTGCCGATTTAAGCAACTGAATATTCCTATTTTCTTCGGCTGACAGACACCAAGGCATCATCCCGAAGCCTTGAGGGCCCATTGCGAGAAGCATTGGCTTCTTGATTACGTCATGCGTATCACTACCCGCACCATACTCAAAGCGAGTTACAATTTCCTCGCCTGAGATAAGCTTAAGAGTGTATACCTTACCGTTAACAGTTTCCATTACCATTCCGTTCCATGTACTTCACCAGTATCCTGGTAAACGTGAAAAAAATCTACTCCGTATGCAGGACACACAAGAATCTTATCTGGCAGACCGCTGCTATCTTTAGGCCCGACCTCACCGCAGATGAAGTAGGTATTGCCGAGCTTTTCAGCTAGAACCTCGTGCTTGATAATCGTTTCAAGCTTACGGAGCTTCTTAAGCTCGCCTTCGTAGGCTTCTACTTCGAGATTCACTTTTCTAGCCTATCAAGTGCAATACCGCCCAATACAACCAGAGCCAGCTGTACAAGGAATGCCCAGCCTAAAACGTACCAACCTGTCATACTTCTACCTTCCTATAACGGTTGATAGAGCCATCAGCTTCCTCAACCATGATCTCATCCTTGTATGTAGCAAGTACGCGAGACTCACCTTCCGCGACGATGCGATTCTTCTCTCGAAGCACACGCATCACAGCATTAGCGATACCGAACTTATTGCGGTTAGTTTCCTTTGCCTTATCGACAGCATCTGCACAGTCGCGATAAACATCATCAGGAAGCGACCAAGACATATCAACGCATGCATCGATAGCACCAACACGACGAAGATACTCTTGCCCACCGTCGACAGAGATAGACCCGCATGTACAGGTCACGAAGTCATGACGATGTGAAGAGAAGATGAAGTCACCGCAATTCAAGCAGGACACAGCGTTCTGAATAATCAATTTAACTTCCCATCATAAGTACGAAGCCAAGGCTGGGTAGCCAGATACTTTTGACCGAGCTCTTCAGCTGCATTATTCCAATAGTCCTTGAACCATTGATTCGTAGCGCGATCCGCGCATTGGCGCATCTTATCGATCGCAGTTAAAGCTTGAGCCCAGTTCATATCACAATCCCAAAGTCTTATAGGTAAATCCAAACGGCTTGCCGTTAGCAACATCCTTAACGAGATATTCGTTAAACATCTCGAAGTAATGCGCAGCATCTTCTTCGCCAGCTTCCTTCAAAGCTGCAGCAGCCGTACGCGTATACTCAATAACAGAGCGAAGGTTAACACCAGTACCATCGGAAGGATTCGGACGCTTAATCGGGTTCATAACAATCTCCAAAAAAGGAATAGAGCCGGCCAGTCCACATAGCAAACTAGCAATTTTCGAAAGACCACTCGGGGCCGGCTCTATTCTTAGTTATAATCTAGCTGAGGAATTAAGGCAACTAGATTATTAAGCTTCAACCATACGCTCGTAAGCATAACGCTCAGCTAGAGCGTTGTAGTTAACACAATCGCGGAAGATGACCTTGAACTTCATCATCGCAAGAGCAGTATCAGCGAGACGAACGATCGAATACTTCGACGGCGACTTCTCGTTGTAATACTCAACGTAGATCCAGTCGATCAGATCACCAGCAGCGTTACGATCCTTCATGATCTTAACAACTTCACCGCGAATGGTACCAGCAGCGCTTTCGTAGCGGACGCGATCACCAACGAGAATAGTCTTCGGAGCAGTCATCTTAATCTTCCTTTTCTTCATTCTATAATTTCTTATAGACTCTTTTTCATAAAAAGGCAACTAGATTATGCCAGAGGCTGGAAAAGATATGCCTTACCGGACTTGATGAGACAACCAACCGGCTTGCCCGGGCTCTGGCTGTCCATAAAGCTGGCGAGACGATCGCTCACTTCACGCACTTCCATAGGACCATAGCGGTCGAAGTCGTGTTCCCTCGGATCCCCGATGGTGATCAGAGTGAGATCAGGATTAGCCTTACGAGCCTTTTCAGCCTGAGAATGGCTACGGCCGACTGCACGTGCATAGGCAGGATTCTCAGTCATCCAGCTGTACTTGTAAGCGTACTTGAAGTAGCCGATCTGGATGGGCGCGCCCGACTCGAGGGCAACGATTGGATTCTTGCGGAGCGTGTAGCAGTAGATACCCATTTCAGTCTTTCCTTTTCTTCATTCTATAATTTCTTATAATCTATTTTCACGAAAAGTGCAACTGTTATTTTTGAAGTTCGATCTCTGAGGTCCATTCTGGAATATCACTCAAACCA